GGAAGGAAGAGGGACGTGTATGGGTAGGACCATCTAATGCTGGTAAGAAGAAAGAAGAAGAACAGGAGGAAAACTGATGTATTTTACATGTAGTGGTTATTGGAGAGATTCACGTGGCAGACGTCATGACTTTGAGATTGAATCTGACAGAGCAGAGCGTAGTTTTATCAAGGAACTTGTAGAAGCAAGGTATCCTACTGAAAGTGTGCAAGTTAATCTTGTTCAGAGAAAGAAAGTATGAAGATAGTGTTAGTTACACTTGTATGTGTAGGGGGATTTATGTTATATTTCTCCCTATGGAATCAAGTAATTTGTGAACATATGCAGGACAAAATGGTATGTAAGATTATTAGTTACCTCTAAACTGGACCTATATTACAAGACACACATTGATGATCACTCTTCGTCCCCATCAGCAGACTGCACTTAACACTTTGCGCACCCATTCTTTGGGTCAGGTTATTGTTCCTACTGGTGGTGGCAAGACCTTGATTCAAATTAAGGATGCAATGTGGCGTTTTGAGGTTAAGCAGCACAGGACAATCCTTGTGGTTGCTCCTAGATTGTTGCTTGCTAATCAACTCTGTGATGATTATCTTCAGCACATTGATAATGCAAATGCAATTCATGTTCACAGTGGTGATACAAAACATTTCAGAACCACTAAACCTGAACAGATTAGACTTGCCAATGAAATGTGCAAAACTGTTGGTGTTCATAGTCTTATCTTTACCACTTATCACAGTCTGCATCGTGTCGTAGAGAGTGGAATTGACATTGATACTGTGTACTTTGATGAGGCACATAACAGTGTTCAGCGTCACTTCTATGGTCCCACTGATGTACTTGCTGATAAGGCAGATCGTGCCTTCTTCTTTACTGCTACACGCAAATGTTCTGCTGTTGCACATAAACCAGGCATGAACTGGGTTGAAACTTATGGTCAGGTGATTGCTAGGGTTTCTGCACCTGAACTGGTGGAGGGTGGTTATATTTTGCCACCTAAAGTTAAGGTGATTGAGATGGATAAGCACCCTGTAAAGTCCATCACTCCTAACATGGATTGTGAGAATGTTCTCTCTTCCATTGATGATATGGGACTGAAAAAGATTCTTGTTTGTGTTAAGACCACCAAGCAGTTGATCACACTTTTCAAGACAGACTTTGCATATCAACTCACACAGAGAGGATATTCTTACCTCTATATCACTGCTAAGACAGGTGCATTTATTGATGGTAAGAAAGTCAGCAGAGAGAAATTCTTTGACACTCTGAACACTTGGGGCAAAGATCCTAGCAAGAAATTTGTTGTTCTTCACAGGTCAATCCTGTCTGAGGGTATCAATGTGAGTGAGTTGGAAGGTGTTGTGTTCATGCGCAACATGGATGCCATTGAGATGACTCAAACCATTGGTAGGGTGATTAGAATTGGGCAGAAGTCTAAGACTTATGGTATGCTTTGTGTGCCTGTTTATTCTAATGTAGGTGTTGCCACTGAGAGAAGTATTCAGAGGGTTGTTGATACTGTATTTGAAAAAGGTGAGATGCTTGATTCTATTGTCAAAAGGTAATGAACTACACTAAAACACAACTAATTGATGCACTTGTGGCAGAATATGATTATCTCTGCCATGATGATTTTGATCCAGAAGTAGATCAAACTCCAGAAGAATACCATCAGTATTTGATTAAAATGACCATTGATGAGTTAGTGGAAGAAACTAGCACAGGTGAAGGATACACTTTAGATGAGTGGATGGAGCATTGGGGATGAAAGGACAACCAACAAATAGTAACATCTTGGATGTTAATCCAGGACCATTATCCTTCACTGTAGGTGATTGGGATGATGCACAATTATTCTATGCAGCAGTTCCTATCAATGGAAATAAACTTGCTATTGTTCATCAAGCAAACATCATCAAGATATGCAGGAACACACAATCTGCCAGAAACTTTATAGCAAAGCACCAGAAAAAACGTAAGAAGATTGTTAGTTACCCACAAAGTGGACCTATTGTATGACAAGCACTAAAATGACTCAGACACACATTGAACATCCAGAAGACACCATTCTGACTGGTGATCTGTCTGCCATTGAAGCACTCTACTGCAAAGAGAGTAAAGTATCCATGAAGATGGATGGTATGTCATTAGTTTGGGGCACCAATCCTGACAATGGTGAGTTCTTTGTTTGCACAAAGGCAGCATTTAATAAGAAGAAAGACAGAAAGTGTTACAATCATGATGACCTTTATAAGCACTTTGGTCATCAAATGGCAGTGTTTGAGATCCTATCACATTGCCTGAAGTATCTGCCCAGAACAGAGAACATTTATTGGGGTGATTGGTTAGGTTATGGTCGCACTCATGTGGTGCAACAGAACACTCTAACATATGTTTTTGCTGAGAAACCTTCTCAAAAACTTATCATTGCACCTCACACTAAAGTTACTATTGCTGGTGAATTTTGTAATGCTATTTGTGAACCACTGGATGAAATCTTTGATGATACTGCTATCATCAAGTGGATACAACCTTCAGTTGATCGTATGCCACCAACTGAGTTTGACATCACTGATTTAGACACAAGCAAGGTACAGTTTATGTCTCCTTCAGAGGCATCTGTGGCACTCAGGAACATCAATGGATTGATTAGGGAGGGTGTTGACCTTACTGACACTGTTTTACTTGATGTGTTGGGTGACATCTACCTTGTCAATCTTTACCTGATGGTGGTAGAGATGAAAGAGGAAGTTATGGACAGTTTCATCATCAATGATGCCCCAATGTCATTCATCTATGATGACATTCAGGTAGATGGTGAAGGGTTTGTTATGACAAATGAGTATGGAACTTTCAAACTAGTTGATCGTCCTTGCTTTGCTTATGCTAACTTTAACTCAGGCAAATTTGCAAAGAATTAAAGTTAGTTACCCCTAAACTGGACCTATAGTATGAGAACACAATCAATGGCAACTCCAATCTTTCAACTTAACACAACCAATCAATCACAATGGGATGATGTAATGTCCCAGATGTTTTCCTTCTGTTGTGATCAAAATGCTGACATTGATATGGCATATGATTGGGTATGTGAGATGATGGAATGTGATGGATTTGTAGAGAATGAAACAGCATGGGATTCTTTCTATGATACATTCACTGAAGCATATGCTGCTGCTGAATGAACATTATTGATCAAACATTTCAACCCTATCACACTTTTCTAATGCAAACTGCTGAACTTTCTATCACCAACCTTGGTGCTGATAAAACTCTCTTTCTGCTTGAAGCATTGCTTGAAACTGTTAATAATAAGTGGAAGGTCAATTCTATTGAATCAGGTAGGTGTGTTTATACTAACTGGGAATATGAAGTAGGAAAGAAATATATTAAAGTTTGGCAATTCAGGGTTATCAATGGTGAGAGAGATACTGGCAGGAGTTGTGCTATGTTTGTTGATAAAAATACTGGTGCTTGCTATAAACCAGCATCATACAAAGCACCTGCTGTGGGTATCAGATTCTGGATCAATCAATTAGCAGATAACCCAGATATTTGTGATGAGCATGGTTCTTTTCTTTACATTCGTTAATAAATATAACAACCCCTATGAACATTCTAGTGACTGACGACAAACAAATTGTTGAGATTCCTGATGGATCAGAATTGATTGATGATACATTTTATGTCTGGGAAACTAGGTTTGGTTTGCACTCTACCATGACAAAAGAAGGGAGGAAGATGCTCACCTCCCTAGAGAAAGATGAGGCAGTAAAGATGACTAGATGGCATCTAAAATGTGAGCAGGATGGTACAATGAAAAACTACACTTATGTGATTGGTGATGCAAATGTGGGTGGAAAACTGTAGATAGATTGTTAGTTACCTCTAAAGTGGACCTATAGTATGAACAACACTATCAGAAACATCCTAGACACACTTCCCACATTCATTGCTGAGATGGATGCTGATTGGGAAATGACTGTTGACTATGTTATGTCACAGATTCAACCAACAATCCCAGAATGGGCAATGATTGAGAAAGTTTATGATGAGGCAGTTGCATGAACATCACTGACAAAAAAGTATTGATTAACAACATGAATCACACTGTGACTGCTGTTAATGGATTAGATAGAGTTGCAATCAATACTAGGTTGCACTATATCAATGAAGAACTCCTTAAGTTACGCACAAAGCAGTCTGAGTTAGTAGCAATGAGAGATGAACTTGACAGGATTTGTGAAATGAGAGAAGCAGCAGAATCTGCTGATGATTGTGATAACTTGTTTGAGCAAATGTTTGGTTTTGAGGATGCAGCATGACTAAAATACAAGTCTTAAATGTAATTAAAGAAAGTGCTGCTAAACACAAACTTACAAGAGAAGAAAAGTTTCAAGTTTTTGCTAATGTGTGTGATAACATGTTACATGCAGGACAGATTACAAAAGGACAACATAAAAGGTGGACAGAATTGTTCTGATTATTGTTAGTTACCTCTAAAGTGGTCCTATAGTGTAAGCATCCAAACCATGAAACCCTATCCCCTTGGCATTGACAATCCCATCCTAGTTAAGGGTGTATGGGGTTCACATAAGTGGGCATTGTATTGGAGAGAAGATATGCAAAAGATTGCAACATTCTCCAATCAATTCACTGCTTATCAGGCAAGACAAACTATCATTGAATCATTATGAACTCTGAAACAATGGAT